CAAGGGCGTAACAGAAAATATAGAGCTGTTGGTTAAGTCTATGCCAGAAGTTATTGAACACATAGGGAGAAAACAATGACAAATAAAAATATACCAGAAGATTTGCAGTGGGCTATAAAATTACAAAAGCAGAGAGAGCTGGAACAATCTTATCCAGAAGTTGATTATGAAAGCTTAGAAGAATTGACTTTGTATCATGGAACAACTACCAAATATTTAGATAAAATTTTGTCTAAAGGAATTTTTCCTAGAAAGCTTTTGCAAAAAAATACAAACGGTAATTGGTCAAAAGACCCTAGTAATCCTTTTATGGTTTATTTAACTAGCGCTTACGCTCCTTACTTTGCAGATGTAGCAGCTAACAAAAACGGTGGCAAGCCAGTCGTATTAGAAGTCAAAGTAGATAAGTTTAATTTATACCCAGACGAAGATTATTTAGAGCAAGCAACTAGAGAAGACCCAGAGTGGCAGAAAAAATTTAGAGGTCAAGACATGAGTCAAAGAACTAAATTTTTTGTGCAAAAATTTATGGCTTATAAAGATTTTTATACTGAAAGTTTAAAACACATGGGAACTGCATGCTATCTTGGCGCAATAAATTCAGAGCAAATTACAAGATATAGCATTTTGGACCATTCTAAAATAATTGATTTTTTCGACCCTACAATAACTATTCAAAATTTTAGATTTTTAGGAAACAGATACAGAATGTTATCCGACTTGGATACTTGGAAGCAGCCTTTGTCTGAGGAGGTAATAATAAAATGAGCAGCAACATTTTATATTTTTGTATTCAGTCAACAGAGCTGAACAAAGAAATTGCTTGGTATTGGAAAGACCAAAAAAAACAATTTTTTAAAACTTGGATACCAACAGAAGATGATATTGCTTTGTTAGACGAATTAAATCCAGACGAAGCAGCTTTGGTCAAAGCAGAAATAATGCACGAACTAGAGCCAGAGTTGAGAGAAGAAAAATTAAGAGTAAATAAATTAGCTAAAGAGAGGAGAGATGCAAAAAAGGGATACACAATTTAAACCTCTAGTAAAAATTACTAGAAAAGATAAAAACGGAAATTATTATTCTAAATGGTATTTATTTTGGAATGATAAAAACGGCAGAAGAAAGTCAAAATTAATTGATATAGACCATAAATTAATTCCAATGGCAGATATAAGAAAAAGAGCTGTTAGCTTGTGGAATGAAATACAAAACGGCACTTATGAACTAGAAAGCCAAAACAAACAAAAAACATTTCAATATTTATTTGAAAGTTATTGCAACAGAATAGAAAAAGAAGGAGCTAAAACAATAAAAAAAATAAAACAACTTTACGATAAAGATTTAAAAAAAGATTTAGGCAATTTATTTTTAAATGAAATATCTACAGAAATTGTTAACAAAGTTTTTGAAAAAATTAGCGATAGAAGTATTTACCAAGCAAACAAAGCTTTAAGTATTTTAAAAGCCAGTTTTAATTTTGGCATGCAAAGAGGCTTGGTTAAAATAAATCCTGCTGCCTCTTTAAATAAATTTGAGGAGCTGCCTAGAGAAAGATATTACAGCGAAGAAGAAAAAGATAAAATTATTTTAGAGTTAATGACTCGCTGGAAAAATAATAGCAGCTTACAACATTCCGTAATTTTTATTTTATTATTGATTGCTACTGGCAGAAGAAAATCTGAAATTGCTAATGCAAAATGGAAGCACTTACAAAACGGAGTCATAATTTTAGAGGACCACAAAACCAAGAGAAAAACAAAAAAAATAGATTTTATTGTTTTGAGCGAGTTTGCAATTAATTTAATAAATACTCTGCCAAGAAAAAATGACGAAGATTTTATTTTAAATGTTAGAAATCCTAAAAATTTGTGGAACAGTGTTAGAAAAACTTGTGGCTGCGAAGACTTGCGCTTGCATGATTTAAGACACTCTTACGCATCTATTGGTTTAAATTCAAAAAAAATGTCAGTTTTAGAAGTTGCAACTTTGTTAGGACATAAATCTTCAGCTTCTAGTAAAAGATACATGCACACATTTAGAGAAACATCTGTTGAAAACACAAACACAATTAATGAATTAATTTTTAATAAACCAGAATATGTTACTTATTTACAACAAAACGCTTCTTAGCTTCTTGAAAAGTTATATCAAGATTATCACAAATAAAAGTCAGTTTTTGTCTGGGGTAAGCTTCTGGATTTTTAATACACTCCATGACTATTCTTTTTTTTGTAGTCGAGTCGTATTTATTCCAGTCTGCTATTTCTCTGGTTTTTCTGCCGCAAACGCATCTGTCATTAGCAGGAGTAGCGTAAGTCAATTCGCAAACAGAAATACAAGGAGAGTCCTCTAATGAAGAACTTAAACCTTTTAATTTACATGCGTCTTTGTAGCTACACATTTTTTACACCTCTTTATTGGAAAAGAAGACTATATAGAGTATTATAGAGCAAACGAGGAAGATTTAATAACCCATGACCAAACTTAAAAAAGAAAGTAAGGAATTTTTTACTCAAAAAGAACTTGCTGAAAGATACCAAATTTCTGAAAAAACTTTAGAAGCTTGGAGAAGCAAAGGCACTGGACCTAAAGCCAAAAAAATAAATGGAACAATAGTTAGATACCCAGTCGAAGAAGTTTTAGCTTTTGAAAACAAAAAATGACAGAAAATATAGAAGCAGTACAAATTGAAACTCTGACTTTGCAAGGAACAGTATCTAAACATGCTTTGCTCAGCCCTAGTGGTTGTGAACGCTGGTCAAAATGTCCAGCATCTCCAACTTACTCAAGAAACATGCCTAATAAAACATCAAAGGCTGCATTTGAAGGAACAGTAGTACATGAGATAGCAGAAATGGAATTAAAAGGCGAGCTTGAAGGAGTAACGCTAGAAGATTATTGGTTGGGTAAAGAAATTGAATACGAAACAGAGGAATAAAATTGTTGTTGACCAGTCAATGATTGATGCAGCAAGAATGTATGTTAATTATGTTAAAGAAAGGCAAGAGGAGTTATCAGCAGAAATGTTAGTAGAACATCAATTTGACTGCCATGAGATAAATGAAAATATTTGGGGTACAGCTGATATGACTCTTATTGGAGAAGATAGATTAGTAATTATAGATTTAAAAGCAGGCAGATACCCAGTAGAAAATAATGGCAACAATTTGCAATTAAGGATTTATGGTCTTATGGCTTTAGCCAGATATTCTGAAAAAAAATATGTAGAAATGGTCGTGGTCCAGCCAAGAGCTAATCATAAAGACGGACCAATAAGAAGCTCAACTTTGAAATCTGAAGATTTAGCACATTGGGGTTTTGAATGGTTAAAGCCTGCAGCTGAAAAATGTTTAGAAGAAAGTCCAGAATTTGTAGCAGGCAAACATTGTTTTTTTTGCAACTACAAACCAGAGTGTGAAGAACATGCAAATTATAAAAACAAAGAGAGGTAAATAATGAGCAATGAAAAAAAAGAGCCTTACTTAACTTTGAATATTGACAATCAAAATGTTCAAGTTTTTGAGGACCAATTAAGCCAAGAGCCAACTGAGGTTACTGTAAATATAAATACAAAAAACCTAGCAGATGTAATTGGCTGGGCTGCTAACATTAAATGCAAGCTAGAAGCTGATTTAGAAAATGTTACAGCTTTAAGAGCCGCACAAAGATTGCAAGAATTTAATCAAGGCTTGCAATTTTTGCTTGACTCTAACATTCCAGTATTAAAAGAAGCTATTGGAAGTCCAAAAGCTACTTTAAAACCTAAAATCATAACTAAGGAGGATAAATAAATGCCGTTAAAAGATATTATTGTTAGCGCTGCCGTAGCCATTCCAAGAATTTTAATCTATGGAACAAGCGGAATAGGAAAAACAACTTGGGCTTCTACAATGCCTAATCCTATATTTTTCTGTATAGAAAAAGGTCTAGGAAAATTAAAAGATATACAGTTTTGGAATATTGAAAGCTATCAAGACTTGGTAGATAAATTGAACGAGCTGCTAAATAATGACCATGACAGAAAGACTTTGGTCATTGACTCTTTAGATTGGGCTGAAAAATTAGTCCACAAACAAGTTTGCAAAGAAAATGGTTACAAGACTATTGATTGGCAACAATATGGACAGAAATGGAAAGAGGTAATGGTAAAGGTTGAAGAAATACTTGTCCTTTTAGAGCGTCTTAGAGATGAAAAGAAAATGATAATTTGCTTAATAGCTCATTCTGAAGTTACAAAATTTGAGGCATTGCAAGTTGACTCATTTAATAAATTTGACTTGAAGTTGTTAGGTAAAGAAGCAGCTGCTCGTTTTACTGAATGGGTTGATTGTATATTTTTTGCTAATTACAAATTAGGAACTGTAAAGACTAAAGGCGATAAAGGACAAACTGTAACAAAGACAGTTGATACTGGCAGGGCTTTATTTACGACTGAAACTCCTATGTGGAAAGCAAAAAATAGGTATGACTTGCCTTCTGAGTTGCCGCTAGATAGTTGGCAAACAGTAAGAGAAGAAATGGTTAAAGATGCAAATTAGGTCTGACATCCCTTACAAAGCAGAAAAGGTTTTAAAAATTCTTTTAACTATACAAGTATTATTGCAAGTTGCTAATGAAATAGACCCTTTTGAAGAAGAACTGCCTAAAGGCACGCTAGAAGCTTTAGAAGAAATAGATGATATTGTAGAAAGTCTTAAAGAGTCTTTAAATGATAGGTCCAGTTTTGATGCTGGGTAAAAAACACAAATTAGAGAGGTAAAAAATGAGTGTTGATATAAGTAATTATTTCCAAGAAGGAAATATAGAGGAAACCGAAAATAGCTCTGGCGGAAGTCTTGCGGAAGGCTACTATGACTTAGGCTATGCAGGTTGTGAAGAAGTTGAAGGCAAAAATGAAAAAACTGGTCCAGAAGGCTGGTCTGGTTTTAAGGTAATGTTTGAGCTAGAAACTGAAAACGGCAAATTAATAAATCTTGACAAGAGTTTTATTATGAAATATGCAGGACAAGCTGACCACTGGGTTTGCGAAACTGCGAAGAATGATTTTGCTTTGATGATGAAAGCCTTTGGCGTATCTCAAGCAAAAGATTTAGACCAAGCATTGGCAGGAAAATATGTACACTGTCATTGTAATAAAAATGAAAATGGTTATTTACAAATTAACAGTCAAAAAGGTAAAAACTGGCAGGCTGTAGAAGGTAAATCAGAGGAAGCTACATCAGCTCCAGCTCCAACTTCTGAAGAAAAAGATACTTTAGAAGATGAAAGCATACCATTCTAAAAGCATTGCATACGATAAGCCTTCTTTTTGCTCTAACTGTCATAAAGTTGCAAAAGGTGGGCTATTGTATATTGAAGAAAATAAAAAAATACATAGTTGCTGCTCAATGGCATGTCAAAAAGAAACTAAAGAAAAAATTGAGAGAGGAGAAAAATTACCAATTAAGGCTTCAGTCAATTATGACTCTGCAGATTATTGCAGAAAAAGAAGCCAACATTTATACAAAGAGCTAAGAAAAAAAAATAGCTCTGGAGATTTATTTAATTGGTCAGCTGAAGACCGAAAAAAATTTTTCAACTGGATAATTTTAGAGTATCTTAATGCAGAGGTAGCAAAATCAGAAACAGAGGAGTAGATGATAGATTTAAAAAAGTTTTACGGAGATGAAGGCTTTGTTTTAAATCCTAATTTGTTTTTTAAAGAAACAAGTTTAGATATAAAAGATTTAATTGCAGCCATGCAAGAATTTGGATTAAGAGTTAATTCTATAGACTCAAGCGGAGAAATAATCAGAGTGCCAGTTGACGGCACAAAATTTAACAGACCAGATAAAGGGTCTGAAAAAAGCGGCTATTATTTTTTTCATTCTTTTGGCGAACATTTTGTATCAGTCTTTGGAAACTGGAGGGACGGCAGCAAACAAAAATTTACCTCTAAGTCTATAGAGAAATTATCCAGCCAAGAACAAGAAGCGCTAATGGCGCAAATCAAAGAACGCCAAGAGCAAGCTGAGATTGCACGCAAGGAACGGCAAAACGAAGTTGCAAAAGATGTTGTAGAGAGATTTAAAAAGAGTAAAACAATAGTTAATCATAGCTACCTAAATGCTAAAGGGTTAAAAAATAATTATGGGTTGACTGAGCTTAACGGCAGTTTGCTTGTCGGTTTGTATTCTACACAATTACAAACAAAAACTTTGAGGTCTTTGCAATATATTTCTCCAAAATCTAAAAATAATACTCAAGAGCATATAAAAAGGTTTGTCAGCGCTGCAGAAACGAAAGGCTGTATTTGGACCGTAGGTTTTGACTGGTCTGAATGGACAGAGCTAAAAGAAGTTTGCGTTGCGGAAGGCATGGCTACTGCGGCATCAATCTGGGAAAGCTGTAAAATTCCAACAATATCAGTCATGTCTGCAAATTTTGGACATGAAGCAATAAAAAATCTTAGACGCTGGACAAACTGCAAATTTATTCTCTGCTTTGATTTAGATAGAAATGGCGTAGGTCAAGCAAAAGCGCAAGAGATAGCAGCTAACTTTCATAACATAAGTATCAGATTGCCAAGTGAGTATGGAGATTTCAACGACCTTTACCAAAAAGACAAAGACGCAGTAAGAAATGAAATTTTAGATAAAGGTTTTAAATTAAAACAACATTCTTTTAAAACTTTGACTGGCAAAGCGCCAGAAAGAAAATTTATTGTGGAAAATATTTTGCCAGAAACGGCTGTGTTGATTAGTGCTATTGGCGGTATAGGTAAAAGTTTTTATTTGTTACAAACCAGTTTATCTATCAATCAAGGCAGCGGTCAATTTTTAGGACATGAGATACAAACACAAGGCAACTGCTTGATAATTTCAAATGAAGATAGCATAGACGAATTACACAGAAGGTTAGAACTAATTGACCCACAAAGAAAAAGATTAGAATGTGAATACGATACTTATTTATTAAGTGTGCCAGATTTTGGCAAGCCAATAAGTTTGGTCAAAGACGATAGCAGAAATGGTTTGCACTTGACCGAACAAGCTGACGAATTAATGGAGTCTATTGGAGAAATTAAAGATTTAAAAATGATTGTCATTGACCCAATATCATCTGTTGTGTCTGCAAATTTAAATGATAATTCAGTTGGACAAATTTATTCAACATGGTGTGCATTGCTTTCGCAGAAATATTCTTGTGCCGTAGTTTCTGTGCATCATCTTACAAAGCAAGCGTTGTCAAGCAATGGCACAAGTTTAATGAGCAGGCAGCAAATACGAGGCGGCTCAAGCTTGGCTGACTCGCATAGACATTGCATAAACTTTTTTTTGCCAGAGCCAAGCGATACAGAAAAAATTTGTTTGGAAATGGGCGTGCAGTTTGACCCACTTAAAATAGTTAGAGCTGCAGTTGTAAAAAGCAATGGACCGCATGACTCAACAGTTAAAACTCTGGTTAGAGAAAACGGCTTACTAAAAATTATTGAAGACTCGGATAAATTGGAGGTTAGTTGGGAATGAGTTTTTTTAGACGCAGAAAGAAAAAGAATAAAAAAGCTGAAGCTGAATACAATGACACGCTTTGGCAAATTTATAAAAAACAATTAGAAGAAAATAAAAATCAAGATAAATATGAAAGTATAAAAGCTGACAATGAAGATTATTTTAAACAAGGAGAAGAAAATGAAGATTAAACAAAACGGCAAATTAACCAAAGAAACTTTGCAAAGACTTCAAATACATATTAATAAACGCATAAAAGCAGGAGAAAAAAATGAAAAAAGAGCTTAATTTAGAAACTTACTTAGTTAACTTGGAGGAGCGCTTAACACGCATACAGAAGGAAAAAGAAGCTCTGGTAGAGCAAAATAATGAGTTGAAGAAGTCTATATCAATCTTTAGAGAAACGGCTGTTATAAAGAACTACGGAGAGCTGTATGAAAATTTAAAAAATCTTTACAAACTTACAAAAGATTTTATTTCTTATGTAGAGATTGACCCAAGATATATTGATTATCCTAATAATCACGCTACAAGGCTAACAGAAGCCGTAGAACAGACGGAAAAGTTTTTGATGATATATGACTTAAACGAGCAAGATACTAGCCGTTTTAATTGAAATGCAAGAGCCAAAAGCAATAATTGTTTTAATTTTTTCGTTTATTATTGTTTTTATGTATAAATATTGGCAGATGTTTTTTTAATTATTATGAATAATCCATACAAAATACAAGGACCAGCATTAATAAGTTTTAGTGGCGGAAGAACTTCTGGGTTTATGTTAAAAAAAATTATTGATGCGTATGGCGGAACTTTACCAGAAGACATTTATGTAGTTTTTGCAAACACTGGTAAAGAAATGCCACAAACTTTAGATTTTATAAGAGATTGTTCAGACAAATGGGATTGCAAAATTGATTGGGTAGAATTAACTCATGTAGATAAAGCTGCTGAAGGAGAAAATACTGACGGTTGGATTTTTAAATATAAGTTTGTAGATTACGAAACAGCAAGCAGAAATGGCGAGCCTTTTGAAAAATTAATTGATTATTATGGAAAACTGCCAAACTCAACAAATAGATTTTGTACTTTTCTTTTAAAACAAAGAGCAATAATTTGGTATGAAAGGCAAAAAGGTTTTAAAGATATAGACCAAGTTATCGGATTAAGAGCAGACGAGCCAAGACGAGTCCACAAAATAAAAGACAGAAACGGTAAGGCGGATTATTTTACTCCTTTATTTGACGCAAAAGTAATACAACAAGATATAAAAGATTTTTGGAAAAAAAATAATTTTGACTTAAACCTTATTGCAAGTGATAAGCACACGCTTTTTGGTAATTGTGATATGTGTTTTTTAAAAGGCAAAGGTCAACTTTTGCAGATGTTAAAACAAAGAGAAGATTTAGCGCACTGGTGGGTTGAGCAAGAAAAGCGCACTGGCAAAACTTTTAAGTATGATATTTCCTATGACCAAATGATTGAAATTAAAAACGAGCAAGATAAACAATTTGAGTTATTTGCAGATGATGAAAGCGTTGATTGTTTTTGTCATGATTAAAGGAGCAAGCAATGTCTAAAGGGTCAATGCCTCGTCCAATAACTGATAAGAAAAAGTTTGCAGAAAACTGGGACAAGATATTTAAGAAGAATGAAAAAAAGAAAAAGCCAAGCACTAAGTAAGCAAGTCGGTGGCGCACATTATAAGCAAGCCAGCATACAGCCCATTGAATTTATCTTGGCGCACAATTTAAATTTTTGTTCTGCAAATGTGGTCAAATATATTTGTCGAAATAAAGGCAACAGAGTCGAAGATTTAAAAAAAGCGAAACATTATATTGAGTTGGAATTGGAGTTATTGCACAATGAAACAGATTAGTTTCTGTATAGACATATATACCAACTCTAAGCCGTTTCTGTATATATGGGTTAACACTCATACTTATATAACATATATAGGAGCTGCGTGGAAAGCCGCAGGCTTTCCCACGCTTTGGGCTGGGGAGAGAGCAGCAGTTAGGCTGGGGGTTGATAGCCCAAACATCTGAGCTGGGGGGGAGGAAACAAAAAATTATGGAGAGTCAATACTGGTGGATAACAACAAAGTCAGTTGAGCAGGCTGAAACTGGATATATAAATTTTGCTACGCACAAAAAGTTTAAAGATTTTAATAAATTTAAAAGAGTGGTTTGGAAATATTTTAGGTCCAAGATTGATATAAGAGAATTAGCTGCCAGAGATAAATTAGTGTTGTGGGCTATTTGTGAAAAATATAATTATCATAGTTGCAGCTGCAAGCTAAGTTATTCTTATTTGGCTAAAATGCTTGGGCTGTCTAGGCATACAATTTCTAAGGCGGTTTTAAATTTATCAGAACATACTCCAGAGCCAATTATTTGGATAGCTATAGAGGGGAGTGAAAGCATAGCTAAGAAGCGCTTAGAGCCTCAGAAACGGTATAAAACTCATTTACTATTGGTAGGTCTTAACCATTATTTTATGGAAGAACTGGAGCAATAGGGGTCTTATAAGAAAAAACTTTTTTATAATAACAAAGTCTAAGAAAGATTAAGAAAAAGGTTGCAATATTATAGTGGTCCTATATTATGTATATATATCGGCTTGTTGGTTAAACGATAAAAAACTTAAAGATAACCAAACTTCTTGAGGAGATTAAAAGCAAAAAAAGCTCACGATAAGTTTCTTTAAAAGATTAAAGTTTTACACGATTTTTTAAATTAGTTGTGCAAATGACATAACATACAAGAAATCTTAACCTAACTGTCAACTTTAGATTAAATGCGTTAAAAAGCATTTCCCAAAATAGGCTTGAGGCGAAAATGACCAAAGAGCAAATGTAGAGGGATTAACTAGGCATGGTTTTGCGATAAACACCTCCCAAAGTAAGGAGCTTTGGATTAAGAGGAACTGTGTAAGCGTGGGATTTGAGGTCTCACTGCGAGGAAAGCTATAAACCTTATTGTTGGAGATATTAACTTAATTGTCTATCTCGGACTCAATAAAAACTGCCATAGTCTGATAATTGTTAAACAAGGTGTAGACCAGTCGGATATAAAAGCGAGGTTTAAGTACCCAACGACTTTTCCTAGAGGCGCTTTATTTTTGGACCACCAAAAAGAATATAACGGCTGTATCGCTGACTATGAGTTGCAGGTTAAGAGGGAATTGAGGTTAGATACCTTGATGTAAATTTATGTTGGCTTGTCCAGTATAGACTCTAGGCGAATAAGAGAGTGGTTTCATCTATATTTTATGCACAATTCTGACGAGAAGGTTTATAAAAATCTAGGAGTTTTAAGCTTAGTCGCTCTAAGTAAAAGCTCTGCAAAACTTTAATCCTTTAAGGGAACTTTATCTCCCAGACCTTCTTAAATTCTTACCACGCATACGCCTTTGGTCCTTATTCATTGTGCTGCTGGATATTCTTTTGCTCCTAGACTGTGAGGTCTTCTTTTTGATAGATATAGGCTTGGGAGCTATTAATTTGCTTTTCTGGACCATTTATTTTGAGTGCGTAGAGAAAGCATTTTATTTTTGGGAGGAGAATGATACGCTTCCTCTACGCCAATTCTATTAATTTGTTGCCTTTAAACCTTTTATTTATCTTTCTTGGTACTTTCCTTATTATCCTCTGTTTTATCGCCTAAATAAAGCTGTCTGAGGCTCTGAGCGTAAGCTTTAGCTCTATTTCTCATGCTGTCTGGTATCCAGAGCTTCATTTTAATAAAACCTTGTTTAATCATTTTTTGCTCATAATTCTCTTGATGTTTGTATTTCTTCTTATCTGCCATTTAATTTTCCTCTTTTAAAAGTTGTTTAATATCTTTTTTACTTACTGTTTCAATGTTTCTAACTGCCAAAACCATAATTAATTTGTTTCTATCTTTGGCTTTTAACTTAGAAGCCTCATAAAACAAATCTTCTATTTGCATGGCTTCTCTAATAAATCTGGATTTACTGATTGAAAATGTTTGCTTGGAGGTAAATGTTCGTTTTCATGCAGCCAAACAATATAGTTTCCGTTTCTTTCGTCTATCTTTACAAAATCACAATAAATACATTGCCCTTTGAACTTTAAAGTTTTTTCGTTAAACCACATGCAGCTCTCCTGTCTTTGATAAATCTAAAATATATTTAGACCTAGATACTGGGTCAGCAATAAAAAGATAAAGGACCAGCTCGCTTCCTTGATAGCCGTATATAACATCTTTATCTATTTTATATTTCATAACCAATATCTCCACCACGACAAATATCAGCGCCAGCACTTATGGCTCTTAAAATGCCTCGCTTTGATATTTCAAACTCATGCACTTCAACTGTATATACTTCTTCTCCGCCAAAGTCAGATTGGTTTGCGCTTCTGACACAGTATTCAGCTTTAGCTTTGGAAGTAAAAACTGTCGTTGTGTCGTTAGCTTCTTCTGGGTTTTGCACTACATATACTTTCATTATTGACACCTTTGGATTAATTCCCATTCTTCCCAAGAAACTATCTTGGAGTTTAAATGTTCGTTTTGTTGTTTTTTCTTGTTTAATAAAATTTCATTGTTTGACTTGGCTACTAAAATGTATCCTTCGTCTTTCCACCTAGCTATAACTGCTTTCATAATTTTCTCCTTTTGGCGGTCTGTAGGAGAATTGAACTCCTATTTCCTCTTGGACAGAGAGGTGTAATAGCCATTATACCAACAGACCTATAGTTAAATTTCTTCTCCTAAGATTTTGCAATTTTTTAAGTAAAGTAAATATTTGTTTTTGTAGTTAGGAGAGTAGTTTTCAATAACTGCTTCCGTTTCTTCTTCATTATTTAACCAGCCTTGCTCCGCCCAAATTACTTTAAGACCATTATGCTTTCTTTGTTCTTCTCTATTAATTAGATTAATAATCTGCTTGTGGTTTTCGCCATTAGGCTCAGCAAGATTAGCTTTAGGATTACCTTCTGGTCCGTACAGCATCATCTCGACTTCGCCTTCAACATAGACTGCGCTTCCGCTTCTTCTTTCTATTTGCTGCGCTATTACTTTAATTGGTTTCATATTTTTCTCCTCTTTTGTTGTTTATGGTTATTATATTATAGGATACCTATATAAAAAGCAAGCACTTTTTAACCTTTTTTTTGCCTTTTATTTTGCAATAATTAACTATCAAAATACAAAAATAAGCCTTAAAATGACTATAAATTGACAAAATAAGGACCTTTAACATGGCTAGAAAGAAAATTGAGTTTGACCTTGACCTTGTAAAATTTTACGCCTCAAGAGGCTTGAACTTCAATCAAATAAGCAAAATGCTTGGGGTTAGTCCTCATACAGTATTAAGACGCAAAAAAGATAGTGATAGTTTTGCTAATGCTATTGAGGCTGGGAAAGCCGAAAGTTTGGTAGAAATTGGAAATTCGCTCTACGATAGTGCAAAAAATGGAAATGTCCAAGCGCAGCAATTTTTCCTCAAAAATGTAGGCGAAGACGGACAATGGGCTGATAAGGACCAAAGCCTAAAAGTAGAATTAAATTTAAGAGATGTTTTGGCTGATGCAAAAGGAAGATTAAATGCAGACAATATGCAGACACAAAACATAATTGAAGGAGAAAGCCTTGATATTACTGGTATTGATAACAATGAGCAGCTCCCTATAAAGAAACTGAATAATAAATGATGTTCTATAATGACCTTTTTCTTTTCTCTCCTCTAGGTTTGAACATCAAAAAGCAGCAGCACGGATATATCTTTTCTCCTCTCCGTGCTGTTGTGAATTTGGTAAGTAAGCGCTTACTTACCTTGTTTTTTAGACCCCCATTCGAGGGCAGCGGTACTCCGCTTAGCAGGGAACTAATGAACTAAATTTTTTTAATTTTTTTTATTTTTATGAAATACAAGCCAGAAGAAGAAAAACAACTAATGACCGAACTATGGTCAGCTCAAGTTAAAGACAATCCTTATAATTTCGTAAAATTTGCTTTTTCTTGGGGAATGAAAGATACCCCCCTTGAAGATTTTACTGGTCCAAGAAAGTGGCAAGAAAAAATTTTAAAAAATATTGCTGTTCATATTGCAAGAAATCAAAGAATATCTTTGCCAGAAATGTACCGTATGGCTGTGGCTAGTGGTCGTGGAATAGGTAAATCTGCTTTAGTTGCTTGGCTTATACTTTGGTTTTTATCAACAAGACTTGGGTCAACAGTGATAGTAACCGCTAACACTGAGCAACAATTAAGAAGCAGAACTTGGGCTGAGCTGTCTAAATGGCTTACTTTGTCTATAAATTCTCACTGGTGGCAAAAAACTGCTACAACAATTAGACCAGCGCAATGGTTTGAAGAAGCGTTACAAAAAGATTTAAAAGTAGATACTGGATATTATTACGCACAAGCTCAGCTCTGGAGTGAAGAAAATCCAGACGCATTTGCTGGTTTGCACTCTTTTGCAGGAACTATGTTAATAATGGACGAAGCTTCAGGTATTCCAGCGCCTATATACTCTGTTAGTGAAGGGTTTTTTACTGAGCCAACTAGCGATAGATACTGGTTTGCTTTTTCTAACCCTAGAAGAAATACTGGACCGTTTTACGACTCTTTTCACGGCAGTAGCTCTTATTGGAAAAACACACAAATAGACAGTAGAGATGTAGAAGGAACAGACCAAAAGCTTTTTAAAACTATGCTTGAACAATATGGCGAAGACTCAACAGTAGCTAAAGTAGAAGTTTTAGGTCAATTTCCAAGCTCAGATGATGATACTGTTATTTCTATGGAGCTTGCTAGAGCTGCTGTTGAAAGAGATGTATCAATAACTGCTGGAGAGCCTATCGTTTGGGGTTTAGATGTTGCTCGTTATGGTGGCGATAATTCTGCCTTATGTGTTAGGCAAGGTAATACAGTTTTAGAAATAAAAACTTTTAACTCAATGGATTTAATGCAGCTTTGCGGAGTTATTAAAAATTTATATGATGATAGTTTGGCTATAGATAAGCCTCAAGAAATATTAGTAGATGTTATTGGACTAGGGTCTGGAGTTGTTGACAGATTAGCAGAACAAAATTTGCCAGTTAGAGGCGTTAATGTTTCAGAAGCTCCTTCGTCTAAAAAAAATTATTTAAACTTGCGTGCTGAGCTTTGGTTTCAAATTAAAGAATGGTTAGGACAAAGAGCTTGTTCATTGCCTAATGACAATGAATTAATTCAAGAGTTAGTATCTCCAATTTATAAATACACTTCTTCTGGAAAAGTAAAACTAGAAAGCAAAGAAGAAATGAAAAAAAGAGGTATTAAATCTCCAGACAAAGCAGATGCTTTAGCTCTTACTTTTGCCGCTACAGCTGCTTCCTTTAGTGGCAGTAATAGCTTTCTAGGGTATAATTTCAAAAAACCGTTAAAATCAAAAATTTACAGAGTAGGCTAATTCTATGGAATACAAAGATAATGAAGAATTGCAAGAGTCTGAAGACAGCTCTTATGACGAAGAAAAATTAAAAAGTTGTTTAAAAGCAGAAGTAGATGATGCTCAAGACTTTATTAATCAAATAGGCGAAGAAAGAGCAGAATCAACTGATTATTATTTAGGCAATGAGCCAGACAATACCAGTGAATTGCAATCACAATATATTTCAACAGATGTTAGAGATAGCGTTTTGTTTTTACTGCCTTCTATTATGAGAACTTTTTTTGGTAGTAAAAAAGTGGTTGAGTTTATGCCTCAAAACCAAGAAGACATACCTCTTGCAGAACAACAAACAGATTATATAAATCACATAATCACGCAAAAAAATAACGGCTTTAAAGTTATATATGATGTTTTTAAAGATGCGCTGATTAGAAAAAGTGGTTTTGTAAAAGCTTTCTGGGACGAAAGTCTAACAGCTAGTACGCATGAATATTCTGATTTAAGTTATGAAGCATATATGGCTTTGGTAATGGATAAAGATGTAGAGATTATTTCCGAAAAAATAAACATGGAGTCTTTTACGGTAATTAGCCAAGAAACCCAAGAAGAAATAACTCAAGAAAAACCAGTTAGTTATGATTTAAAAATTAGACGAGTAAAATCTAAAAGCCAAGTTTGCATTGAGTCTATTCCGCCAGAAGAAGTTTTAATTTCCAGATACGCAAGAAGTTTAGAAGAAAGCCCTTATGTTGGTCATAGAACTGTCAAAACTGTTTCTGATTTAGTAGCAATGGGTTATGACAAAGAAGAAATAGAAATGCACGCTGGGTCTGGAAACTATGTTGACACTCACGAAGAAAGACAAGCTAGAAATCCTTATGACAATTTAGACGGTCCAGACAGACAAGATGTTAAAGGTAATGATGTTTTGTATATAGAACATTACTTAAATTATGATTTAGACGAAGACGGAATAGACGAGCTTATAAAAGTTTGTACTATTGGCGAAGGCTTAAATATTATTAATGTTGAGCAGTGGGACGAGCTGCCAATAGTTATGTTTTGTCCAGACCCAGAGCCGCACACTTCAATAGGCAGCTGTCCAACAGATTATTTAAAACCTATTCAAGCTGCTAAGTCGCAAATTATGCGTGATACTTTAGACTCTTTAGGACATTCTATTTTCCCTAGATTTGGTGTTGTAGAAGGTCAGGTTAACATTGATGATGTGCTAAACACTGACATAGGTCAGCCAATTAGAATGAGGCAGGCTGGAGCTGTGCAATCTTTTAACACGCCTTTTGTTGGCAAAGAAGCTTTTCCAGTATTAAATTATTTAGACTCTGCAAAAGAAAACAGAACTGGAGTTTCTAAAGCAAGCGCTGGCTTAAATGCAGAAGCTTTGCAAAGTACCACGAAAACTGCTGTATCAGCTACTATGTCTGCATCTCAAGGCAGGCTAGAACTAATATGCAGACATTTTGCTGAGTCTGGAATGAAGCCTTTATTTAGATTAGTTAACGGCTTAGTTTGCAAACATCAAGACGCAGAAGATATTTTTAGGCTAAACAATCAATTTATTCCAGTTGACCCAAGATATTGGGACGCAGATAAAGATGTGGTTGTTAATGTTGCTATTTCTAAAAGCAGTGATGATGAAAAATTAAAAGTTTTGACTTTGTTGGCAACAAAACAAGAGCAAATATTGCAACAACTAGGACCGCAAAACCCTTTAGTTGATTTGCAGCAATACTCTAACACTATTGCAAGAATGGTTGAGCTGGCTGGATTTAAAGATGCGACAACTTTTATTAATACTAAAGTCGCTCCAATGCCGCCTAAACCTGCAAAATCAGACCCAGCAGAGTTATTAGCGCAGGCAGAAATACAAAAAACTCAAGTATCAGCTCAAAAAGCTGTTGTTGATGCTGAAACAGATAGAATGAAAATAATTATGGAAGATGATTTAGAAAGAGATAAGTCTGAAGCCGAAATTAGATTAAAGGCTGCAGAGTTAAAAGCTAAATATGGCGCTCAAGTTAATATTGCTGAAATAAACGCTCTTATGGAACGAGATAAAGAAGCTATGAGGTCAGAGCAAAAGGTACAAGCTGCAGGTCTTTTCAATGAGCAAGAACTTACCAGTTAAAAAATTTCATATTGAAGCTATAGCTGGAGATTACTTACTTATTGGCACTGATATTAGAGCCAGAAATAAAGAGCAAGCAGAAAATTTAATGCGTGTAGTTTTTAAAGACAGAATTACACAAGACACTGAATTTGTTTTAATAAAAGAAGACTCGATACATTAACTATGAAAGACTCAAGATTAAAAAGAGCAGGCGTTTCTGGATTTAACAAACCCAAAAGAACTCCTAGCCACCCAAAAAAATCTCATGTTGTAGTTGCTAAAGAAGGTGGTAAAGTTAAAACTATAAGATTTGGTCAGCAAGGCGTAAGCGGAGCTGGCAAAAATCCAAAATCAGCTAAAGATAAAGCCAGACGAAAGTCTTTTAAAGCTCGTCATGCTAAGAATATTAGCAAAGGTAAAATGTCAGCAGCTTATTGGGCTAATAAAACTAAGTGGTAGGAGGTAATCATGCCAAAGAAAAGAGGTCTGTACGCTAATATTCACGCAAAACGCAAAAGAATAAAGGCTGGCAGTAAAGAAAAAATGCGTAAAGTTGGTAGCAAAGGAGCGCCAACTGCAAAACAATTTAAAAGAGCAGCCAAAACGGCTAAAAAAAAGTGAGGTAAATATGCCAAGAGGTAAAGGAACTTATGGGTCAAGAGTTGGCAGACCTAAAAAAAAGAATAACAAAAAGAAAAAGAAATAAATTGCTATGTCTTTTGAAGAATATTATTTAGAACTGTCATTTTTTCTTTTTAGTATTCTTGGCGGATTAATGCTTAAAGATTATTCTGCTTCTTTCATAAAAGGACTAAAATTTAAACTTAATTCTCAATTCAAAGAAGGCGATAAAGTTTTATTAGACAGTGAGGAAGCCATGATAATAAAAATTGGCGTTTCTCAAACTACTTTTGGCGTTTATGGTAGCAGCGGCTATCGTTGGCGTTATATTAGCAATAATAAAATAGAAAGTTTAAAATTAGAAAAGGTAGTTGATAAAAACTTGCATGCTGATACAGCGCATGAAAAAGCAATAAGGCTGCAAAACATATTAGAAGGAAAAAAAGATGATTGATAAATTTTTTAAACCTATAAGCGATTTAATTGGCAAGGCTATTCCAGACAAAACTAAAAGAATGGAGTTGGAAGCTTCTATAAAAAGCCAGATGATTGACTTACAGAAGTCGCAAAATGAAATAAATTTAGAACAAGCAAAACACGCTTCTGTTTTTGTAGCGGGAGCTCGCCCAGCAATCATGTGGGTGGCTTGTTTGGGCTTGATGTGGGCATATTTCTTAGCACCGATACTTAATTGGGTGGTGTGGACATTTACTATTGATATTGTGCCACCTGAGATTGATACTGAAGGTCTTATGACTTTGACATTATCAATGCTAGGTCTTGGTGGTATGCGAAGTTTTGAAAAATACAAAGGTGTCGCAAGAAATAATATGCGAGAAGAAAATATTAAAGACTCTTACAAGCCATGATGTATTTAACAGAAATAGATGTAGTTACTAGCGAAAAAAAAGTTTTAACTTTTGACGGTCCTTTGATTACAGCTGACAGCCCAGAAGAAGCCAAAGAGCTTGCTTTTGAAATGAATACAGATTTAAAAATTGTTGGCGAATATGTAGAAAGTATAGATAGTCATTATGGAATGGAACTACTCAAACTTTAAACCAGAAGAATTTGCTTGCCAGCATTGCGGAAAAGAGGGTATTTCGCCTAATTTACTGGATAAATTGCAGGAGTTTAGAACATATTTAGGCTTTCCTTTTGTAATTACTTCTGGATATAGATGTTTAGAACACCCTATAGAAGCAAAAAAAGCTAAATCTGGAGTGCATGCTTCTGGTTTGGCTGTAGATATTTTGTGCAGAGGCGAACAAGCATATATAATTTTAGCTAATGCTGCTAAATTCGGTTTTACTGGCATAGGTGTAAATCAAAAAGGCAATAGCAGATTTATACACTTAGATATATCAGAGCCAGAAAATGATAGACCTAGACCGCATGTATGGAGCTATTAAATATGGAAGTATCTATGTATATTATTTGGAACGCTATACTAACTTTAGTTTATGCGCCAATTATTTATGCGATTAGACAAAATGCTAACGAAACCAAAAGAATTGATATTTTAATTAACAAAACAAGAGAGGAGATAGCTAAAGACTATGTTTCTAAAAAAGACTTAAACGAAGACATGGAAAGAATGTTGGATAGGTTTGATAGATTAGAAGCAAAAATTGATAAGTTGATTAGCTCATAAAAATATGCCTACAGATAAAGAAATAAAAAATTCAACAGAAGCGGAAATAGTTTTAAACAGTGATGTTTTTACTAATGCTATTCAAACCTTAAAAGAAGAATATACCAATAAATGGATAAACTCAGACAAGCCAGAAGAAAAAGAGCTTAGAGAGGCTTTGCATCAAGCTATAAGAATTTTGCCAGAAGTAGAAAGACAGTTAAGAATTGTTATCGAAAGAGGCAAAATAACACAATCTCACATTAACAAAATAAAAGGGATTACTCGATTAACTTGAGTGTTTTAGCCGTTTAAGGGTAAAATACTACAAACTATAAGGTGGAAATATGACCAACAATGCAAAGCCAACTGGTTTTGAAACCGATATTGATAAAGCTGCTAATGCTTTTGAAGCAATGCTTACTCCTCAAGAAGAAGTTGAAGAAACTGAAGTTGAGGAACAAGAAGCCGAACTTGCTCAAGAGGAATTAGAAGAAGAAGAAGTTTTAGAAGAAGAAGAAGAAGAAGCTTTAGAAGCTTCTGAAGATTTTGAAGATGAAACTGAACAATCAGAAGAAAGCCAAGTTGAAACTGAAGAAACAGAGCAGCCTCTTTCTTTTACCGTCAAAGTTGACGGAGAAGAACTTGAGGTATCGCAAGACGAACTAATCAGAGGATACAGCAGACAGAAGGATTACACTCGAAAGACACAAGAAATTGCTGAAGTTAGAAAACAGATAGAAGCAGAGTCAAGTCAAGTAGAGGAAGAAAGGCAAATTTATAAGGAATTGTTGCCAAAGCTGAAAACTATTTATGAAAATGGTATGGAAGCTGAGCCAGACTGGGAAGCTCTGGAAAAGGCAGACCCTACTACTTATTTAATTGAAAAAAACAAGTGGAATGAAAGAAAACAACAGCTAAGAGCTTTTGAAGAAGAACAAGCTAGACTTCAAGAAGAAGAAGCTTTGAAAAATAGAGAGCTTATGACCAAACAAATACAAGAAGGTCAAGAGCAGTTGTTAACTTTAATTCCAGAGTGGACTGATGCAGAAAAAGCCGCTTCTGAAAAAGCTGCTATTGTGCAAAATACCATTAAAAACTATGGTTTTTCTCAAGAAGAAATAAATACGGTCTATGACGCAAGATTAATACCTTTGATGCGTGATGCGTGGAAATTTAAGAAAGCTACTGAAGCTGCTAAAAAGAAACCAACACAAAAGGCTAAGTCAAGAGTCGCTAGAGCTGGAACTTCTAACACGGTTAAAACAACATCTCCTTTAAAAAAAGCCAAAACAAGGTTAGCTAAATCTGGAAAAGTTTCAGATGCAGCTAAATTATTTGAACATTTAATTTAATCTTTAGGAGATTATTATGGCAAAAGTAGGAAATGCGTTTGATACATACAGCGCAACTGCAAACAGAGAAGACTTGTCAGATGTAATCTACAACATTGACCCAACAGCTACTCCTTTTCTTTCTATGATAGGGACTAGAAATATAAGTAATGTTGTATTCGACTGGCAAACTGAGAGCCTTCCTAGCCCAACTGGAAACGGACAGCTAGAAGGTAACGAAATAACAAGAGCTGCTGCTACAGCGTCAGCAAGAGTGTCTAATGTGGCAATGATACAAAGCAGAGATGCTACTGTGTCTGGGTCGCAAGAAGCCTCTAACGCTGCAGCTAAAAAATCTGAATTAGCGCATCAAATGGCTATTTCAGCTAAAGCTCTTAAAAGGGACATGGAGCAAGCTCTTTGTCAAAAAGGAGCAAAAACAACTGGTAATGCTACAACTGCAAGAGTTACTGGTGGATTAGAGTCTTGGTTGACTTCTAATGTATCAAGAGGAACTGGCGGTAGTGGCGCTGGCGCTGGAGCTGCTCCAACTGACGGCACGCAAAGAAACTTGACTGAAACACTTCTTAAAGGTGTTTTAGAGTCTATGTTTACTAACGGAGCTGACTTAGATACTGCTATTGCAGGTCCAGTTAACAAAGGAAAAATTTCTGGGTTTACTGGTCGTTCATCTGCTAGACAAATGATTGACTCTCAAACTGTAGAAGCAGCTGTGTCTGTTTATTCTTCAGACTTTGGCGAGTTAAAAATTATTCCTTCTAACAGAAGCAGAGATAGGTCTTTACTTTTAGTTGACCCAGAGTTTGCTAAAGTTTCATATTTAAGAAATTTTGAAACTTTTGATTTAGCAAAAGTCGGAGATGCTGATACTAAAGTAATTCTAAGCGAATTTGGTTTAGAAGTGTCTAATGAAGCTGCTCACGGTGTAGTAGCTGATTTAACTACTTAATAATGATTTAGGAGTGGGCTTTTAGCTCACTCCTTTTTCAAAATAAAATGCCTAAGAGAACTACAGTTATAAACCATAAATCTGGTTTTACTTCTTCTTTTGTTACTGAAGACGAAAGAGGAATTTTTTACACTGAGCAAGATGTAAGTAATATAATTAAGTACACAAAGCATTTAGGCGAACAAACACCAAGTAAAGAATTTAGGCATGTTGCTGAAATTCCAATGGTTATCTATGAAAAAGCTTGTTTAGAAGGTTGGGCTAATGATAAAGATGCTTGGAAAAAATGGTTAAATAATCCAGAAAACAAGCCTTTTAGGTCTTGGCAAGGTAAAATATAAAAATGACTTACGAAGAATTAAAAACAAAAATTGCAAGTTTTATGAACAGAGGAGATTTAACCTCTGAGCTTGATACTTTCATTGACCAAACAGAAGGAGAGATAAACAGAATTTTAAAGCATAAAGACATGATTAAAAGAAGCACTGCAACTGCGGATAGTCAATTTATGCAATTAGCTGGAGATTTTATTAGCGCCATAAATGTAGAAATTTTAACTAATGAATATCAGCCGTTATTTCAACAATCTTTAGAAAGTTTAGATGCTTATAGAAAAAGTACAGATGATGTTTCTGGTTTGCCAAAATATTATGCAATAGTAGGAGATACTTTAGAATTATGTCCTACCCCAGACCAGTCTTATTCTATACAATTAACTTATTACGCAAACATTGACGGACTTAGCGCAACTAATACCAGCAATTTTGTAAGTACAACAGCTCCAGATGTTTATTTGTACGGCTGTTGCAAACATGCTTCTATTTTTTTAATGGAAGATGATAGAGTAGTTTTGTTTTCTGGTCTTTTTGATAAAGCATTAGAAGAACTTAGACTACAACAAGAAAGAGCTGCTTTTGGTAAAAACTCTTTGATACAAAGAAGAAGGACCTACGGAAATGTCAGCAGAAAAAGAACTTATTTTGGAAATAATTAATATAACGAGGTAAAAAAATGGCTGGAATTTCAGATTACTTAGAAACTAAAATTTTGCAGCATGTATTTGGCGGCACGGCTTATACTGCTCCAACAACTTTATATATTTCTTTATATACCGTAGCTCCTACGGACTCAACTTCTGGAACAGAAGTCAGCGGTGGCGGCTATGCTAGACAAACTTCAGCATTTACTGTCAGCGGAAATACTGCAAGTAATACAGCTGCTATAGAATATGCTACAGCAACGGCAAATTACGGAACTGTAGTTGCAGTCGGTGTAATGGACGCTTTATCTGGCGGAAATTTATTGGCTTATGGAACTTTGAGCAGCTCTAAGACTGTATCTACAGATGATGTTTTTAGATTTGCAGCTGGAGCGCTTGACATAGTTGCTAATTAAAAATGGCTAGTGTTGGGTTTGGGTCGTTTAATTATGGTATAGCAGCCTATGGAACGCCACAATATGAGATAGCTTCTGCTAATATTTACGCTAATTTAACTTTTGCGGCTACGCCTATACTTGCGTTTAGCGTTAACCAAACTATCAACACTACATCATCTTTAACTGCTAATGGCGGAATTATTTTTAGTGCAGCTGCTACTATTAATGCTACTTCTAATTTAACTGCTGTAGGCACAAAAGTTTTAGAAGATGATGCTTTGATGCCTTTAAACACAAGTTTTTCTGCTATTGGAACTCAAGTTGATTTAGGGTCAGTAATTATACTCGGAACAACAAATTTAAGTGCGACTGGAAACGCTACTTTTGGAGCAAGCAGCAACATACCTTTAGAGCTAAATTTAAGCTCTCTAGGAACTAAAATACTACAAGGCGTTTCTGCTCCTAATTTAACAACAAATATGACCTCAGAAGGCACTAAAGTTGTACAAGGAGAGTCTAGTATTAGCCTTTCTTTAACAATGCCTAATGTTTTTGGAATGCAAATAGACATAGGAGCTGCTAATATTTCTATGAGTTTGAATGTAACTGCGGCTGGAAGTAATTTAATTGAGTCGTTAAATAATCAAATTGACGCAAGTTTTGCTGTAAATGCTACAGCTTCGTTAACCGTAAATTGTGCTTCAACTATTAATGCAACAAGTGGCTTTGCCGCAGAAGGTGTTATAAAATGGACAGACCAAAGCGTTGCAAGCGAAGTTTGGTCTGAGCAGCAAGCAGACTCAGAAACATGGTCTGAGCAAGGTGTTGGCTTAGAAACATGGTCAGAACAAGCTGCAGACAATGAAGTTTGGGCTGAACAAAATGCAAGTAATAAAACATGGACCGAACAAAAAATAGCAGCATAGAAAGGAATTAATTATGGCAGATACGCAAACCACAAATTTATCTCTAGTTAAGCCAGAGGTTGGAAGTAGTACGGACACATGGGGTACAAAATTAAATAATGGTCTTGACACTATAGACGGAATATTTGCTGCTAACGGAACAAAAGTTAATGTTCGTTTTGCTTCCGCTAATTTTGATGATAATGATAAAGCTATTTTTGGAACTGGAGATGATTTAGAAATTTTCCATGACGGAAGTCATAGTTATATAAAAGATGCTGGTACTGGAGATTTAAAAATTTATGCTTCTGCTTTAGGCATTTACAACAATGACGGCACTGAGTCTGGAATTACTTTTACAGAAAATGGAGCTGTAGCTCTTTTTTATGATAATTCTTCTAAATTAACAACTACTACAAATGGAGTTAGTGTTGTTGGAACTTTAGCAGCGGACCAAATAGATTTAGGCGATAACGATAAAATTAGAATTGGAGATTCGCAAGATTTAGAAATTTACCATAACGGCACTGACACATATTTTGATAATGAAACTGGCTCAATAATATTTAGGCGTGCATCATCTACTAGCGTTATGGTCATAGGGTCAAGCGGAAATTTTGTTGTTTATCAAGCAGACGGAACAACTGCAGGAATGGAGCTTACTTCTGCAGGAGCTTTAACTTTAGCAAGCACTTTAAATTGTGGAGCAATAACATCTACTGGAACGGTTACTGCAGCAACTTTAACAGCTACTAGCGCAATCAATGGCTCTTTTCAAGGAACTATAGCTACTTCTGCTCAGCTTGCTACTAATGGTTGGATTAACGATACTGGCGGAGCAAATAGATTTTATTTTACTGCAAGTGCTGGACCAACTTATATAAAAATTAATACTAATATTTATTTCCAAGACTCTGGAGGTAGCAATAGATTTTCTATTGACGGAAGTGGTAATGCAGTTTTTTCAGGAAATGTTACAGCCTATGGCTCTCCAAGTGATAAAAGACTAAAAGAAGATATTACAAAAATTAATAATGCTATTGATAAAGTAAAACAGCTTGAAGGAATTACTTACACTTTAAAATCAGACGGAAATAGATTAACTGGATTAATTGCACAAGATTTGCAAAAAGTATTACCAGAAGCAGTTTATGAAACTGAAACTCTTGATGAAAACAAAGAAAATCATTTAGCTATAAGATATGGCAACACAGTCGGTCTTTTGGTAGAAGCTATTAAAGAACAGCAAGAACAGATTGAAAAACAACAAGAAGTAATCAATCAAATTTCAAGAATTATAGATATAGTATCTCCTCAAATAAACGGAGGATAATATGGCTCTGCAGAATTCTGGAGCAATAAGTTTAGACCAAATTCATGTTGAAGCAAACGGCACAAGTGGAACGCAAGCTAGTTTAAATGACTCTGATATAAGAAATTTAGGCGCTGCTTCTGGCAGAGTTATTAATAGTACGCTTGGGACTGAAATAGATTTTGCTGATTTTTATGGCGCTTCAAATGACCCTAGACAAACTTTCCCTATTTCTGGCAGCGCAAGCACTGGAAACAGAACAATAAATGTTGGAAATTTTTCAATTAGCTCCCCTATTAGCTTTCATTATTACGGTTTTGCAACCACCTCAGGAACTGGAAGTTTGAGCAGTGCCAGCTGGGGAGGAACAAATATAGTGGAACTAACAAACAATCCTCCTATGTTTGGAGGAAGCTCAAGTATAATATTAAGAATAGATACGCCAGTTTTTAATTCTGGTTGGACTTCACTGACTATTTATCATTACTTATCAAGCGGAGGTCCGTCTTCTCCTATAACTTTAAACAGAACTTCTGCAAATTATACTTATAATACTTTACAAACTTTTTGGTCTTGGAGTATAGACTCATTAACTGGTTTAAGTTATCCAAGTAGTCAGATTTTAAGTAATGGAAGCAGAAATACTGCTTTTATAGGAACAGTGGCACACACTTTTAGTATAACTTAAAATGGCACTTCAAACCTCTGGAGCAATCTCTATTAATGACCTCCATGTTGAAGTGGGAGGTACATCTGGCACAACTGCCAGTCTTAACGACTCAGATATAAGAGCTTTAATTGGCGTTTCGTCTGGAGCTTCTAATTCATTAAATTCATATTATGGAGCTTCTTCTAATATATATCAGGCAACAAGCATAGATGTAATCTATGTTTTTATTGTTCAACAAACCACATCTGGAAAGACCACGACTACGACTGGCTATACACACAGAATAAGTTTAGCCGCTGCTGATGTTTCTCACTCTAATTTTAGCGGCTTTATACATGGCGGAGGTCCAACTTCTTCAACTATAGGCTCTGACAATTTTTTAGGTAGCACTGGCGGAGCTACTTACAATGCAATATCTTCGCCTTACTGGTATAGCAGTTATACTATTTCTAGCGGAACAACTTCTAATCAAGCTGTTTTTGGTCTGCATCATTACGGCAGAGGTCAAAACAGCAATACTGCAGCTAACTATAATCCCAGTTGGTATCCTGCTTATAATGCTAGTACCTCTGTTCCAACTGGTTTTAGTAACATGGTTTTAACATTTACAAAATCTGGAACTAATGCAGGAAATAAAACTTTGCAACTTGGAAGTCTTAATAGTTTTCAAAATATAGATTTTACAAGTTTTAGCTTAAATCCTCCTTCTGGCGGAGTTGCTTTTATTCAAGCTTATTATAATTCTGCAACTAATATTTATAATTTAATGGGTACACCTTACAGCAATCAGTATATAGGCGGTGTAGCACAAACTGGAACGATTGCCACAAATGGAGTTTTAACCATAAGCTAATTATGAACTTTGTAGAAAAAAATTTTTTGCTTTCTCAACACTTGCCTAGCTCTGTTCAAGTTAAAGAAAATTTGGTTAATTTATGTAATGTTGCAAAATCTAAGTCTTATCAATCTTTGCCAACTTACAACTTTTGGAAGGGTTGGTGGAAAGAAGACCCTAGAAATATTGTAGAAGAAACTTTAAAAGTTTTATGGGAAGGAAAAATTAATGTTGATTTTTACCGTGAAGGCGGCATTGAATATTGGTCAAGGTGTTTTGAAAATCATGGCTCTTTAGAGTGGCATCAAGATACCTGCGAAGACCATTATGCAGACAAAAATAAAAAATACGAAATAGCAAATTATAGCCAAGTTTATTATGTTGAAGTTAGCGATAATTTAGAAGGAGGCGTATTAGAAATTAATCCTTATAGGCATAGAGTTGACCTAAAAACACATGATAAATTTATTTTAAATTTAGACTCTAGTAAAATTGAAAGAATTAAACCAGAAAATGGCAGAACTGTTTTTATGGACTCTGCACAATCTCACAGAGTTACAAAAATTACGCAAGGCATAAGAAAAAACCTTTCTTCTAGCTTTTGGTTAAAAACACCTAATTTTTATAAAAAACATGAAAACTGGGATTTACAGTTTGATGAAGAAGGAAAACATATTTTAAAAAAAGTAAAATGGAAAGATAAATATAGTATGGATTTTGTTAATGAGTAAATCTTTTAAATATCAAACTAAAATTATTGGTGGTCGAGTTTATTGCCATTATTCTTTTGCAAAAGGAACTTTTGATTTTTTATACACAACAGAAAAAGAAGCTCAAAAAGCAATTAAAAATTTTTTAGATAATTATAGGCTAGAAGCATACAAAGCTGGCTATCCAAATAATTGGGAAGAAAAAATTAGAGAAGATGATGTGCCAGAAGATTTTATAGAACAAAACTTAACTGTTCAGCCGAATAATTCAATAAAAGCAAAAAAAATATGATAATAAATATAACTTTTGAACATGAAGTGCAATATGATGATGTATTAAAAACTTGCGTTTCTGTTGGCTCAAAAAAAGGTCAAAAAATACAAAGAGATAGTTTTGAAGAACAGCCGTATTTTCAAAATTTAAAATTTCATAAAGACAATAATAAAATTCAAAAAGATTTATATAATCACATTTTATTAGAAGGCAAAATAAAAGCTTATTGGGAATGGACTGAAGAAGAAGGAATTACTCAAAAAGATGTTGAGTTTTTACAAAAAATTTACGAAACAGAAAACCCAGAAGATTTTGATGCTTACCAAGATATAAATACGCAAGACAAAAAATATTTTTTTGAAACAGAATATAAAGGTTTAGTTTCTGATTGGCAGCCATGTTCTGTAAATTGGAGTTTAGCTTCTACTAAAGCTGGCGTTGAAATTTTAGAAGATGATACTTTGTTGTTGTGCTGCATACAAAGCGAATATGGCTGGAACTTTGATAACATAGATATTTCAGCAGGAGAAACTATAACTGCTAATAAAAAAGGCAATCAATGTTATTTGTTTTATTCTAATCTTTGTGAAGTTTCTGTAAATTCTCCAGATGTTATAAACGAAGTTTTTACTTACAAACCAAAACAATTTGAGGTCCAACAATTAACAAGCTCTAGCTGCCAAATAAAAAACATTACTAACAAGCCTTTTAAATTAATAATGATTAGTAAATGAATTTTTTTAAATTGTTTTATAAATATTACAAGTCTAAAAGTTATATTTCAGTAGATTTAAATGATATTTTTTCTTTTGTTAATTCTTTGGATAAAAACAGAAATAAACATTTATTAAAAAAATTTAACAAGCTTGATGTTTCAAAAAAAATATATAAAGAAGGCAGTTATTTAAAAAAAATAACAAATAAAAAATTTAAAAAAAATACTTTTGGTTTTGAATTTCAAGAATACATGAACTCTATGCAAGATGATTTGTATAAAACCAGCCTTAAAACTTTAAAATACAAAAACAAAAAAGAAAAACTTTTTTTTGAACACGCTATGTTACAACACGATTTAATTCATTTTTTAAATGAATATGATACTACTCCTATTGGCGAAGTTATGGTTTTAAGTAATAACTTGGCAAATGAATGGCGTTGGTCTTATTTTTCAATATTATTAGCTAGTTTTTTTATGTCTATAAAAAATCAATTTACAACTAAAAATATTAAGTTTTGGTATAAAATTAAATATATACAGCCTTACATACTTATTAAATTAATTATAGAAGGTTACAAAATAGGCAAAAAATCTAAGTGGCTTATGTCAGTAGATTTTGACAAAATGTTTAATAAATCTGTACTTGAAGTCAGAAAAGAATTAAATATTTTGCCTTCTAGTTATTGGAAAGAAATACAGCCGTTATGGCTTGAATTGCATAAACATTATAAAATAAACAATTAATATGGCTCTAATCCCTATAACTCCACCAGCAGGAATTGTTACAGCTGGAACTGAATATGCTAACTCTGGTAGGTGGGTTGACGGAAACTTGGTAAGGTTTCAAAACGGCTTTTTAAGACCTATAGGCGGCTGGGAAAGAATAAAAACTACTGCGTTATCAGGAACTCCAATAGGTGTTTATTCTTATAGAGATGATTTAGGAGCAAGAGTTTTAGTTATAGGAACAAGAGAAAAAATTTATGTTAATTATAATGATAACTGGATTGATATAACGCCAACTGGTTTTAGCTCAGATGCAGCTACTTCTCCTTTAGGTTATGGAGCTTATCATTATGGAGAAGAAGATTTTGGAGATGCTAGAAGTCAATCTGGATTAGCGTTTGATACTAAGTCTTTTGCTTTTGCAAACTGGGGAGAGCTTTTAGTATTTTGCTCTGGCTCAGACGGCAAAATATATAAATGGAATCCAAACTCTGGAGCTACTGCAGACACAATAGCAACAATAATACATGCCAACGCTCCATTAAATAATACTTCTATTTTAGTTTCTAATGAAAGGCATTTAATAGCTTTTGGTAGTGCTGCTGACCCAAGAAAAGTTGCTTGGTCTTCAAGAGAAGATTTTACAACTTGGACGGCTGCAAGCACAAACACCGCAGGCTCATTAAATGTTCCTACTGGCGGAAGAATATTAGGCGCAAAAAAATGGGAAACAGACATAATAATTTTTACTGACTCTGGTATTAATAGAATGTATTACTCTGGCTCTCCTTTTGTATATGGTATCCAAACAGCTGGAGATAATTGTAAAACTTTAGCAATTAGGTCTGTTGTTTCTACTGGAAATACTTTGTATTGGCTTGGAGAAAATTCCGTATTTTCTTTTGACGGTCAAGTTGCAGAAGTGCCTTGCGAAGTGCATGATTTTATTTATGGAGATTTAAACCATGTTTATAGACAAACTGCTTGTGGAGGCTATAACAGTAATTTTAATGAAATAATATGGTTTTTCCCAAGTGGCAGCTCTCAAGTGCCAAACAAATATATTATTTATAATCATGTTGACAAAACTTGGAGTAAAGGAGAATTAGATAGGTCTTGCTGGTTTGATGCTGGCTCTTTAGATTATCCAGTTTCTTGCGATAGCTCTGGTTTTGTTTATCAACACGAAAGCACAGTTTTATTTAACTCGCCAAATTTAGGAACTGCTGTACCTTTTTGCAAAACTGGACCTTTAGAAATTAATAACGGTAATAATATTTCTCAAGTAAATCATATAATTACAGATGAAGAAACAACTAATGTTTCTGCTTTAACTTTAAGCTTTAAAGGCAAGTTTGCTCCTAACGGACCAGAAACAGATTTTGGAAGTTTTACTTTTGACTCTGCAGACGGTTATACAGATGCAAGATTTGCAGCTAGACAACTTCAAATGACTGTTACTGGAACAACTACGCATGATTTTAAAGTTGGAAAAATCAGAGCAGATATTAGACCAAGAGGCAGAAGATAATGGCAAGAAAAGCCTTTACTAGACCTGCAAGAGATTACAGCCCAACTTATTTTCAATACTTAATATCAGAAATAGAAAATTTTACTGGATTAACTTTTAATAAAGGCGAAAGAATTGAGGCTAATGGAGCTGACCAAACTGAAATAGTTTTGGTTTCTCCAAATGGAACTAAATATAAAATAACAGTAAATGATGCAGGCGCAGTTAGCACAACACAAGTTGTTTGAAGATTTTGATAAAAAATGGGCTAAAAGCAAGCCATTTATAGAAAAAGCCGTATTAAGGCAGGATTTATACACAATAGACGATATTGAGTGTAAAATAAGAAGTGGTTTTTTTATGTTGTGGAGTGGCGAAAACTCTGCAATGGTAACTGAGTGCATAGAATACCCAAGAGCAAGAATTATGAACTTGTTATTCTGTGGTGGTAAATATGAAGAACTTGAGTCTATGATGAAAGATATAGAAATTTTTGCTAAACGGTGTGGTATTAAAAGACTTTATGGCGGAGGTCGCTTGGGCTGGCTTCGCAAGATACCAAAAGAATTAGGCTTTAAAGCTGAAAATGTAATTTCAAAGGATTTATAAAAATGAGCAAAGGCGCAACTACAACAACAACAAGTGTCCCAGAGTGGCAACAAGAAGCATACGAAGAATTATATGCAGCTGGTAGAGAAGGTAAGGCTTTACAATTTAATCCTTTTACTGGAGAAGCGGTAGCTCAATTTACTCCAGACGAATTAGCCTCTTTTCAAAACACAAGAGATATGTCTGCAGCTGCTCTTAGCACTGACCCAGTTTTTAATTTATCTCAATTATCTGGCGCTAATCCGTTTTTAGGAGATGCAGCTGTTGGTCCAAGAGAAGTTTCTGGCGGAAGTTTATTAGGAAATATTTCTCCTTATATGAATGAATTTAATACTGGCGTTATGGACAGAGTAACTAAAGACATTGAAAAAGCTAGATTAATGCAAACTAATCAAAATGCAGACCAAGCTTTTGCCGCTAATGCTTATGGCGGAGACAGATTGGCTGTAGAAAATGCTTTAACTAATCAAGCTGCTTTAGAAGAAGTAGCAGACGCTTCAGCTGATTTATATTCTAGGAGTTTTGACAGAGCTTCTGAATTAGCAAGAGGCGAAGCAGACAGAAACCTTGAAGCAAATTTAGCAATGGCTGGCTTTGACCAAAGAGGGCTTGATGCTACAAACGAATTAAATTTAAGAAGGGCATTGCTAGGAGATGCCAGCATGGACAGAAGCAAAGACATAGAATTAGCTTTGCTTGAAAATCAATATTTAGCTAACCAAGGTTTATTAGGCACTGGAAGCGCTCAAAGAGGCTTAGCACAAGACCAAATTAATTTTGAAATGGGCGAGTTTGATAGGCAACAAAATCAGTTTGCAAATAATTTAGGCTTAATGACTTCAGCCTTCTCTGGTGTGCCATTTATGCCTACAACAAGTACACAGAAAAAAACTGGTTTTGGAGATGTATTAAACGCTGGAGTACAGTTAGGAGCAGCTTTCTTGGGTAATCCTAGCTCTAATCTTGGCTCTGATAAAAGAATGAAAACTAATATTAAAAAATTAGGAACGGTAAATGGCATAAATATTTACTCTTGGACTTGGAATAAATTAGCTCAATCAATGGGCTGGGATAAAAAATATCAATACAATGTTGGGGTTATGGCTCAAGAAGTACAAAATATTCCAAACGCAGTTTCTAAAGATAAAAATGGTTATTTATTAGTTAACTACAGCAAAATTTTTAATTATGGCAGCTAAAGATTTACTAAATTTATTTAATGGAGGTGTAGCTCCTTTAGGGTCTTTTGGCTCGCCTAATCCGTTTATGGACAAAACCTTTACTAGAAAACAAATTGCTGAGTCTTATGTTGACCCTCAATCTCCTTTTTTTAAAGCAGATTTTGTTAATCCTGCTGGCGGTGGTGTAGCATTTAACCAAAGTATAGGTACAGAAAAAGATAGGGCTGGTTATGACCCAACAACTTTTTTAAGCGAAGAAGCAGCCTCTCCTTATTTAGCAGTAGGAGCTGAAGGAGCTGCAAATTTTAAGCCAGCTGCTAGAGATTTTATGGTTGAGTTTGGAGGCGGAACTGTATTATCTGAAGAACAAATAGCACAACTTAGCCCAACAGATTTAGAAGCATATAATAAATCAAGAAAAGGAGCTAGAAATAAAGGAACTGCAGAAATATTAAATGTCCTTTCAGATATTTTAAGCGGAGAAAGTGCTGCGGTAGGAGCTGCGAACAGAAGACAAAGTGAAATGTTATTAGCTCAAGAACAAGAAAGAATAGGTAATGTCCAAAAACAAAAACAATCTGCATATAACTTATTAATTAAAAACGGCTATTCTCCTGCAGAAGCAATGGCTATGGCTAATGACCCAAGCACAGCCCAAGCTGCAATATCTGGCGCTCTTAGCAATCAATTTGACTTGCCAAGCGCAGTTAGAACAGCTAATTATCAAGTGAAGACAGCTAATCCAAATTTAGACCCTAATTCTGAAGAATATAAAAAATTGGTAAGCGACCAAATTGGCGAAAACCTCAAAAATGCCTCTGGAGTTGACTTAGAAGGAGAAAAAGAATTAGCAATAACAAAGGCATTAGTTGACTTAGATGTTGGTCGTCTTGGAGATATGGACGAGTCAATAAACACTTATAGAGAGTTTTCGCCAAGACTAAATAACATGAAAAATATTGTAGTTAGCGCAATACAAAAAGGAGAAAAGATAACTGGTCCTATTTCAGAAATTACTTTGGAATGGAAAAAAATAATAGAAGATGCAACTGGCACAAAATTTGCTAATGTATCAAACCAAGAAGCTTTTACTGCTGCTTCTTCTTACTTAGTACCAAGAATGAGAGCTGTTGGGTCTGGAGCAACTTCTGATTTTGAAGCAAGCCTTTATCAAGCTGCAGCTCCGTCTTTAGGTAAAACTGAAGAAGGAAACTTAGTTATTGCTAATACTATGATTAACACTGGAGAAAGAGATATAAATTATAAAGATTTGCGAGAAAGATATTTTGCTGTTAACAGAACTTTAGCTGGCTTTGACGCAGCTTATAATAAATCTTTAGATGATGCGAAAAAAAGAGGAGAAAGCATAGAAGACGGACAAATTAATAATTCTTATGCAGCAACAATGAATATTGGCGGAGTAGATTTACCAGTTAAAAGAGTTTTTGAAATTTATGATATAGCAGATTTTGGTATTGATGAAGCAAACGGAAATACTAGACTTGAAAATTTAGTGCAAACTGGAATGTTAAGGGACGGACAAACAATAGCTTTAAGAAACGAAAATGGCGGCTATGATTTAGTTAACTTTTTTGCAGGCAATTTTGAAAAAGTAGAAGAAGAAGAAACAGAAACACAATAAAAATGTCAAAATATAAATACAATCCAAACACAATCCAAGAAAAACTAAACGAAGAAAAATCTAATGTTACTTCTGGAAAAAATGTTGCCAGAACATTATTAGGACAAGGTTTAGCTTTTGGTTTTGGAGATGAAGTAGAAGCGTCTATAAGAAGTATGTTTTCTGAAAAAGATTACAACGAAATAGTTAAAGAAGTTAGAGGAGAAATAGACGAATTTAGAGATGTTAACCCAGCTGTTGCTTATGGAACAGAAATAGCTGGAGCAGTTTTACCAGCAATTTTTACTGGAGGAGCTTCTTTAGCAGGTCAAGCAGCTGCGAGAGGAGGAGCAAAATTAGCAACATCTGGCATAACAAATAACATGGCTAAACTAGGACAGTTTGCCGCTAAAAATCCTATTAAAACTTCTATGGCGCAAGGAGCTGCTTATGGCATGGGAACAACTCAAAGCGACCCAAATGCAGGGATTTTAAAATCAGTTGGAGATAGAGCTTTTGGTGGAGTAGAAGGAGCTGCTATTGGCGGAACTGTTGGAGCTGGAGTCAGAGCATTAACTCCAGTTATAAGTCAAAGCGCTAGGAAATTAATGAACAAAGATGTTGATTTAACCACTGGACAAATGCTTGACGGAAATATGGTAGGCAGAAGCATGAGGCAGCTAGAAGAAAATATGCCTCTTGGCATGATGTCTGGTCCGTTAGAAAAAAGTTTTAAAACATTTAATGTTGCTGCTCTAAACGAACTAGCTGAAAAAACTGGCGTAAAAATATCTAAAGACATGAGCAGCCCAGTAGCTTTTGAAAAATTAGTATCTGGAGTTAAAAACCAAATAGATGACTCTGTTTCAAAACTGTCAATTAAAAATCCAACAGAGCTTTACAGATTTTTTCAATCTGTTTTAAAACAAAGTGATGAAGTGGACGAAGTGCAAAGAAAAGCTTTAATGTCAGCGTTTGCAAAAATACTTATTGGTAAAAGCGGAAATAAAAAAGTTACTGGACAAGATTTGCAACAGCTTGATAGGCTTTTTAGAAAACAAATACCAAGCCTAAGAACTTCTCCAGACTCTACCAAAACTTTTTTAGCTGACGCTTTAGAAATAGCAGAAGAAGGGTTTAGAACTAGACTAAGCGGAAAAGAATTAAACAAATATTTACAAAGCAAAGACGCTTATAGAAAATTAATAGCTTTAAGCAGAGCTAATACATCTTCTAACGCTGCAACTTTTACCCCAGCGCAATTAGGCAGAGCAGCTAGACAAGGAGATAAAAGCGCTGGAAAAATAAATTCTTCAACTGGAAAAGTTGACTTTGCAGATTTAACAGAAGCAGGTCAGCAAGTTTTACCAAGAACATCTCCTAACAGCGGAACAGTATCTAACGCTGTTGCAGCTGGAGCATTAGGACTTGGCTTAATTAATCCAGCGGTTATGTCTGCTGCTGCTCCTGCTTTGCTAGGAGCAGGTCTTTATAGCGGCATACAAAGAAGCCCATTAGCAGCCAGAGTTTTAGGAGAAGGAATTAATGCTGCGAGTAGAGGAGTTAGAGCAGCAGCTCCTAATATTTCTGGAAGCTCGTCTGGAATGTTCACTCCAGATAATCAGCCTCTCCCAAGAAGTGCGTTAAGAAATTTATACAGCCTATTCAGATAAAATGATTTTCCCAACTCTGAGAGTTGGACAGTGTGGAGAATATGCTGCGGCTAGTGTTCTCTCTTTATTTTCTCCTTTGGTAAATGTTGTTGCTCATGGCAGTCATGCAGATATTATTTTTGAATACAAAAAAAATATTTATAAGTGCCAAGTCAAAACATGCCAGTTAAAAAAAATGTGCCACAAAACTCACAAAAGAGTTAACTGGTGTTTTGACATGAGAAGGACTACCAACTGCAAAGAAAGAAGATATAAAAAAGGCATGGTGGACCTTTACGCTTTTTATTGTTTGCAACATAACAAAACTATTTTTAAAGTGTTTGATGAAACGCCAACTAAAATAACTTTTACAGATAAAGAATTTCAAGAAGTAGATACTGTAAAAGACTTAGAAAAAGTTTTAAAACACATGAAAAAATAACTTGCAATTATCCTAAATATCCCTATAATCTACTATATAACTTAAATAAATATAGAGGAGAAAGTTATGGCAAATAAAATTAAAACAAAATGGCTAGGCGGCTGTACTGCTCAAGATTATATAGCAGGTAGTGTTGAGTTAATTTCTGGCGCTAAAGATAAACCAAAATATAAAAAATTACATTATTGGAAATATTTTTTAACTAATAATTTTGTTGTTTATGAAATTCCAAACCCTTCTGCTCCTATAAAAAATCAAATTCACAAGGGCGTAACAGAAAATATAGAGCTGTTGGTTAAGTCTATGCCAGAAGTTATTGAACACATAGGGAGAAAATTATGACAGATTACATAGACAGAATGATTGAGCAAACTAAAAAAGAAGATGCTTTAAGAGATAAGGGAGTAATTATTTTGAATGATTACAGGTCAGAAAAAGCAAGAATAAAAGCAAGAATAGAAACAAGGGGAAACAATGACAAATAAAAATATACCAGAAGATTTGCAGTGGGCTATAAAATTACA